GTAAGTACAACCACTTATAGACGGGTTTCTGAGAAGTCAGGCTATGTAGGGACTGTTCCTAGTGGGAATCTCGCTATATCGGCTTATGGTCGCTTGTGGGTGGCTTCTACCAGTGCAGATAAGGTCACTGTCAGCTTCTCTGATCTGATTGCAGGTCATGTGTGGTCTGGTGGTACGACAGGAACTTTGGATACGAGTAGAGTTTGGCCTAATGGTGCTGATGAAGTTCAAGCCTTGGCTGCTCACAATGGTTTCTTGTTTATCTTTGGTAAGAGACAGATTCTTGTCTATCAGGGAGCTACTACTCCTTCTACGATGTCCATATCCGACACAGTAGGTGGGATAGGTTGTTTAGCAAGAGACAGTGTTCAGACAACCAGTTCTGATGTGATTTTCTTGTCAAACAGTGGTGTTCGTTCATTGATGAGAACGATTCAAGAGAAGTCTGCTCCTGAGAGAGATTTGTCTAAGAATGTGCGTAATGATTTGATGAGTGATGTTGCTTCTCAGAATCTGGCAAACATTAAGTCTGTTTACTCTGAGAGAGAAGGCTTCTATCTGTTGACGATGCCTGTTACGCAGTCTGTGTACTGTTTTGACAGTAAAGTTATCTTACAAGATGGTTCTTCCCGTGTAACGACATGGGACTCTATTACGCCTACTTGTTTGGCATCATTGAGGGATGGCTCTGTCTACATTGGTAAGAATGGCTACATTGGTCAATATACGGGCTATAACGACTATCAATCCACTTATCGGATGCAGTATTACACAAACCATGCAGACCTTGGTAATGTGAATCAGACATCTGTTTTAAAGAAGATTTCCACTGTCGTGATTGGTGGGACAAACCAACCAGTCATTTTTAAGTGGGGCTTTGACTTCAAGACGAACTATCTCAGTGCGACAACAACTATTCCTGTTCAGGGTATTGCCGAGTATGGGCTTGCTGAATATGGTGCTAATGCAACAGTAGTAGCGGAGTATTCTGATGGCGTTGCACTGAATACATTGAAAGTATCTGCCAGTGGTACTGGTAAGGTTGTTCAAACTGGTTATGAGTCTGATATTAACGGGTCACAGTTGTCGATCCAAAAGATTGAAATCCAAGCTAAGAATGGGAAACTATCATGAGTAGTTATACAAAAAGCACTAACTTCGCCAGTAAAGATAACTTAACCTCTGGCAATCCTGCAAAGATTGTTAAAGGTACGGAGATTGATACTGAGTTCAACAACATTGCTACGGCTATAAATAGTAAGCAAGACTATGACTCTGATCTAGCTGCCTTTGCCGCTAAGACTGCACCTACTGGTGATGTTGTTGGCACTACAGATACTCAAGGTCTGACAAACAAGACTTTGACAAACCCAACTGTCACCAATTATGTTGAGACACCATTTACTGCTAACAGTTCTACCGCTATTACGTTAGATTTAACCAATGGTACTGTTCAGATTATTACTTTGACAGGCAATGCAACAATTACAATGCCAACGGCTACATCTGGCAAGTCTTTTGTTTTGTTTTTAAAGCAAGATGCTACAGGCTCAAGGACAGTTACTTGGTCAACAGTTAAGTGGCCTTCTGGTACTGCACCAACTATTACAAGTACAGCATCTAAACAAGATATTTTCAGCTTCTTTGCTGATGGTACTAATTGGTATGGTGTTACTGTTGGTCAGAACTACACTCCATAAGGAATCATAAATGTTTGCTTCTGGAAAATCAGCGTCAGTATCTGCTGTAGCCAACTACATCGAGGATGTGTTCAGCACATACCTTTACACAGGCAACGGCTCTACGCAGACCATCACCAACGGGATTGATCTATCTACTGAAGGTGGTTTGGTTTGGCTTAAGAACAGAGATGGTGTTCCTGCTAACCAAAATCATAACTTAGTGGACACTCTTAGAGGAATAAACAAACCTATTTATACAAACAGTGCTGGAGCGCAGCTTACACAAAACACTATTGCATCTTTTGATACAACGGGTTTTACTTTAGGTGGTTTTGGCCCTAACGGGGGAGGTGCTACATACGCCTCATGGACATTCCGCAAGCAGCCGAAGTTCTTCACGCAAGGAACTTACTCTGGCAACGGATCAACGCAAGCCATCACGCATGACTTAGGATCAGCGCCAGGCTGCGTCATTGTCAAGAACATCACCACGTCTGGCAGCTGGATTGTTTGGCATCGCGGCCTTTCGTCTGGCTACTACATTCAGCTCAACGGCACAGGCGCTCAAGATAACTTAAACGCTGCAAGACGCTTTGGCAACAACAGCACAACTGTAGACCCAACATCCACGACAATCACTGTTGGCGATCTAATCAACACCAGTGGAGACACCTGGGTTTATTACGCTTTCGCCCATGACGCAGGAGGCTTTGGCCTGACTGGAAACGACAATGTGATTTCGTGTGGGTCGTTTACGACTGATGGCAGTGGTAACGCTACTGTGAATCTAGGGTATGAGCCACAATGGACAATGACCAAGCGAACAGACTCTTCAGGTGTTTGGTCAATGAATGATGTGATGAGGGGGATGCCACTATCCAGCGGCAATCAACTTTTGGAAGCGCAATCAAGCGCCGCCGAGTCAACTGGTGGGCAATCGCTTAAACCAAATGCAACGGGTTTTACAGTTACTGGAACAAACGCAAGCGCCACATTCATCTACATCGCCATCCGCCGTGGCCCGATGAAAGTGCCTACTGATGGTACTAAGGTGTTTAGTCCTGCGGCGGCGGCAGGCAACGCAACAGTAACAACTAATTTCCCTGTGGATTTATCTTGGACTGCGCTTCGCGCTGGTGATTCAACTAACGTAATGACTAGAGATAGGCTGCGTGGGTTAATGTATTTATCAACATCAGGTACAACCGCAGAGACTTCTTACTCACTTTCTGGGTATTCTGATTTTGCGTCAAATACAACAATTAACAACCCGGCTTACGGGTCAAGTTCTGCTGCATGGTGGTCACTGCAACGCGCCCCCGGCTTCTTTGATGAGGTTTGCTATACGGGGACGGGAAGTGCCACTACGTTTAGTCACAATTTGGGCGTAGTGCCAGAACTTCTCATAACAAAAAACAGAAGTAACGCTTCTAACTGGCGAGTGTATTCAGCAACTTTGGGTAACACAAAGTATTTGAACACCACGCCAACAAGTTCTGTTTTTACGGTTGGGACTTCTAATTCTGCGTCTGGTCAAACCTATGTAGCCTACCTCTTTGCCTCTGCATTGGGTGTAAGCAAAGTCGGCAGCTACACAGGAAACGGCAGCAACCAGACCATCAACTGTGGCTTTACTGGTGGTGCAAGGTTTGTGATGATCAAGCGCACAGACAGCACTGGTGATTGGTACGTCTGGGACACGGCAAGGGGCATTGTCTCTGGCAACGATCCACGACTGAGCCTTAACACCACAGCAGCCGAAGTGACAACAGATGACAGTGTGGACACTGACAGCACAGGATTTGTTGTCAATCAGTTGTCAGCCACAAACATCAACGTCACCTCTGCCACATACATCTTCTTGGCAATCGCATAAGGAACAATCATGCAAATTAGACTCAAATTAAATGGACAAGTTATGTACGAAAGTGAGTTTCGTGCATTGTTTCCTAATACATCTTTACCCCAACAGTTGTCTGAATCTCTCATTAACGAACTTGGTGGCGATGTAGTCTTTGAAGGCGCACAGGCATCTCCAACACGCTACCAAATTGGTTTTCGTGATGGTGTAGAGCAAGTCAATGGCAAGTGGTACACAAAGTATTCTGTGGCTGACATGGAAGATGAGGCTAAGACTGCTAAAGATGTTGAACAAGCCAAGTCTGTACGCAATACCCGTGACCAGTTATTGAAGGATTCTGATTGGACGCAAGTAGCTGATGCTCCTGTTGACAAACAAGTATGGGCTACCTATCGTCAAGCCTTGCGTGATGTGACTACGCAAACAGGTTTCCCTTGGACAATTACATGGCCTGATGCGCCACAATAAGGAGTAATCATGGCAGTAACTAATCAACAAATTATTGACTATCTCTTAGCCAATCCTAATCTTAGCGATGCTCAGATTGTGCTCTGGTCAAGATCGGCAGATTGGTGGACTTGAGAACGTCATTACCTATAAAGCAAGTGATAACAAAACTGGTGGTGCTTATACACAATACACACCTACTGGTGAAGTAGAGAAAACTGGCACACAACAAGAAGTTAAAAGTGGTCTAAAAGAGTTTGCTCTTGGTGCTGGATTGCTTTTGGGTTTGCCAACTTTATTGAATGCGGGTGCTGGTGCAGGTAGTGTGCTTGGTACGGCAGGGACTGCTGGTATGTCTGCGGCTGAACTTGCTCAACTTGATTTGGCTGAACTTGCTCAACTTGATTTAGCATTAGGTGGTGCGGGTGGAACAGCAGGCGCTACATCTCTTGGCAACGCATTGGCTACTGGTGCAAATGTTGGTACTTTGACTAATTTAACTGGTGGCAGTAATTCTGGTCTATTTTCTAATGTAGGCTCTACTTTGGGCAATATAGGTTCAACAATAGGAACAACATTAGGCACAGCAGGAACTGACTTGATTACTAAGGTTGGTACTGGTATTGGCACTAATCTTCTCACAGGTGTAGGAACAAAATTAGCTGGTGATGCTATTACTGGCGGTCTAGGCTTAGCAGGTGGCGTTCTCCAACAACAACAGTCAAGGGAAGCCGCACAAACTGCCGCACAGAATGTTGATAAAGCTACTCAACAAGCGGTAGAAGCCTCTCAGTTCCGTCCTGTAGGCATGACTACTCGCTTTGGTACGTCTAACTACACTTATGACCCTGTAACAGGTCGTATGACCTCTGCGGGTTATCAGTTAAGTCCTGAAGCAAAGAACGCTCAGGATCGCTTGGTTGCTTTGGCAGGTCGTGGTTTGACACAAGCAGAACAAGCACAAGCTCAATTTGCACCACTTCAAACAGGCGCTCAAAGTTTGTTTGGACTTGGTAATCAGTACATTTCTCAATCTCCACAAGATGTGGCTCAGAACTACATCAATCAACAGATGGCTTTGTTGCAACCTGGTCGTGAGATGGAGTTGGCAAACCTTCAGAATCGTTTGCAACAACAAGGTCGTGCGGGTCTGTCTGTTGCCCAAGGCGGTACTATGGGTGCTACTACTCCTGAACTTCAGGCTCTATATAACGCTAGAGCGCAACAAGAGGCAGTATTGGCGGCTAATGCTCAACAAGCTGGTCAACAGAACGTCTTGTTTGGTGCGGGTCTATTGGGTCAAGGCGCTCAAGCTATGGGTAACTATTATGGCGGTCAAGCACAAGCCTATTCACCATTTACAACTGCTTTGGGACAAGTACAGAACTTGGAGACTCAGGCACAACAACCTTTGACTATGGGTGCTAACCTTGCTCAACAAGCATCTACAGCAGGATTTAACGCTGGTAGATTAGGTGTTTCAGGTGCGGAGGCCGCTGGTAAATTAACAACAAGTCCAGCAGCTACAGTTAATCCTTACGCACAACTGTTCTCTGGAATAAGTGATCCAGTATTCGCTCAAAGTTTAGCAAAACAAATTTGGGGAGGTTAATATGGCTGAAATCGTAGGTAGTTTATTTGGTATAACGCCCGATCTTTATGAGCGTCAACTACGGGCGCGAGATGAAGAGAGAGCTATTCGCATGGCTAACCTTGCACCAGGCGCTCGTGGTGCGGCAATGATTCAATCAGGTGCGGCTACTTTAGGTCGTGGCATTGGTGGATTATTGGGCGGTGAAGACCCTCA